TAAATATTTACAAAAGAGCAGAGACAGGGAAATTAGGTGAATTAGCTGTGGAACAAATTATTCAAGAGACTTACACTGATGATACTATTAGTGATACATCTGAGCACAGTCGTCCTGATTTAATATCATTAGGCATGGAGATAGGAGTAAAAGCGGTAAGACCTCCAAATTTTCCAGTTATTCTTAAAAAATCAACGGGTCCCGAAATAATTGCTATTGTGTTCCCAACACATGTAAAAGTATTAGGAGTTGCTACTGTAGACAATTTAAATGCCTTTCAGTGGGACGATGGTATAGGAGACACAAACATTAAAAAAAAAGGATATAAAACAACTTTTTGGAATCTTGAGACTATTATTCCCTTTAATTCTAAAAAACAATTAGAAGAAATATATCACTTTACTAGACTGGGACACTACATTGACTGGGACTGAAAAACTGCTAGAATATAAGTAGGAAAAACAAATGGGAAAATACAACGAAAAAGCTATCCTAAAAGAAATATCTGACTATGTAGACAATACATATGACCAGCACTACAGTGAGGGTGAAGTTCAGACGTTAGACTTTATAGCGGCTTGTGGGGATGCTAAAGCTTTCTGCAGAAGCAACATTCTTAAGTATGCTTCCCGATATGATAAAAAAGGAACACCTCGTAAAGATATTCTAAAGATTATTCATTACGCAATGCTCCTTTTACATTTTAACGATAAGGAGAAAGAAAATGGTAACTAAGAAAAAATATGAACTAAATAAAAACTTTTCCCACGACCTAAAAGCTGGCGTAATAAGAGAAGAAAAACTGGCTGAGATATTAGCTAATAAACCAATTGAAGTTAAAACTGAGATGGGTATGTGGAAAAACACTGGTAACCTAGCAATAGAAATAGAGTTTGATGGTAAGCCAAGTGGGTTATATAAGACAGAATCTGAATATTGGTGGCATAATTTAGAGGTTAGAAATGAAGAGTATATGTCTTTATTTTTCAAAGTAGCTACCCTAAAAGAAATTGTAGAGAAAATTGTTGAAGATTATCCACACAGGGTAAAAATGGGTGGGGATGACAACCTAAGTAAATTGGTGTTAGTCCCATTAGCAGGATTGTTTTTTCTAAAGGAGAAAGATTTAAAATGGCGAGAAACGCCTACGAACAAAAAAGGAGAATAAAATGCCAAAAGTTAGTGCACATTTAGGATTTACATTTAGAATAGGTCCGTTAGACCAGAACCAATATGGTAGGGTTGACTTGACTGTTGACCAAATAGATACTGAACTACCCATAGAGCCCCAGCTAGAAGAGTCTAAAAAAGTAGCTGATGTTGTGTGGGAATTTATCAAAGGAAAGGTAGACACTCAGATAGAGGACATGTTAGATGAGTCTAAGTAATTCTTCAGAGTCTACCCGAATATCTGTGATAGAAGCAATTTTAGCTGAAAGAGAAAGACAAGACAAAATCTGGGGGGTACAAGACCACGATGATTCTTGGTGGAATATTATTACTGTTGAAAGAAATGGTGATATTGCTAGAGAAGTATATGGACAAAATGAAACAAAACTGTTTATCGAGCTAATACAGACCTGTGCTACATACTTAGCGTGGGCTGAAGCAGTTCGTAGGAGATTTAAAAATGGATAAAACAGCAGAAGATGCAATAGAAAAATTATTAAAAAACAAAGATTTGAACTTTCAAAAAGGTGATAGTGATGATTTTATTACAAATAGAATCCCTTTCAATGTTCCGGCACTAGACCGGCTTACAGGGGGAGGCATCCCATTTAAAAAGATGACCTTAATATATGGTCCGACCAATGTTGGTAAGTCTTATCTAGCATCCCAGATAGTAGTTAATGCTCAGAAAATGGGTGGTAAAGCCGTTTGGGTAGACACCGAGTTATCTTATGATAAGGACTGGATGGCAACGTGTGGGGTAGATAGTCAAAAGATATTAGTTTCACAACCTACTACAGGAGAAGAAGCTTTAGAACACATTAGAGAAGCTATGATAGCAGGGTTTGAAGTAATAGTGTTGGATAGTATAGCAGGGTTAGTTCCTACTAACGTGGCTGAAGAAGACTTTGGGTTCAGTCCGATGGCTTGGCAAGCAAGATTTGTAAACAGCTCATTCCCCAAACTATTCCCACATCTTCAGAATGGTTCGGCATTTGTAGCAATAAACCAAGTGAGAGCTAGCATGGGACCTGTAGCATTAGATAATATGCCTGCAGGACAAGGTCAAGTATTCTTTTCTCATTCTATTTTGCAAGTGCAGAGGAAGGGTTGGATAACAGAAGGGGAGAAAAAAGTAGGGTTTGATATGAACGTCAGATTACGAAAGACCAAAACAGGTGGAGAGAATTGGGACTCAGCCATTGTTCCATTTAGAGTTGAGGGTGGAATAGATTTAGTTGAAACTTATATTAGAGACGGGTTAGAACAAAACATAATAACCAAGAAAGGTGCTTGGTATAAGTACAAGGATATAAATGCTCAAGGCTTGAATGGTATTAAGAATGAGTTTTTAGAGAAGCCAGAACTTTTTGAAGAGATGAAAAGTGAACTTACCTCCTAGAGATTATACAGACCAAGAAAATTTGATAGCTAGGTGTTTAGACGAATTTGGGTTGAGGTATGAGCAACAGGCGTACTATCATCCATATATAGTGGACTTTTATGTTCCAGAGCTAAAGATGGTTATTGAGGCAGATGGGGTGTATGGGCACCTAGGTAAAAGGGATAGGAAAAGAGATAAGGATTTACAATCTATTGAGGACATCGAGTATATTGTACATATAAAAGAAAAAACATTAGAAAAAATTAAGGATATATTATGGCAGGAATTAACCAGATTAAGCCAATAAAGAGACCCACAAAGGCTAGAAAAACTACAAACAAAGCTTTTGCTGACACATGGTTAGAAGATATGATAGATGCTTCTTTAGAAGGAGTAATGGAAGCCCCTAAGGCAGGGGTTTTTTACCCATCGTCTTTAGGCAATCCTTGTGACCGATATTTATGGTTGTGTTATAACGGGCTGATGATAGAACAGAATTTGCCAGCTAATTTAGAAAGAATTTTCCAAAACGGAAGTTCTTTAGAAGACAGAGTAGACAGATGGTTCTCGAAGTTAAATATTCTTGTAGAACGAGAGTTATCCGTCAAACAAGATATCCCACCTATCTCTGGAAGAATAGACTTCATAATTAATCACGCTACGTACAATCACATGCCTGTAGAATTAAAATCAATAAACACTAATGGTTTTAGTAAACTAAGAAGTCCAAAACCAGAACATGCTGTTCAAATTCAAATGTATTTAAACATGGGTGGTTATGATATAGGGACAGTTTTATACGAAAATAAAAACGACCAAAAGATAAAAAGTTTTTTAGTCGAGCGTGACACTAAGGCTTGGGATGAGATTTTAGCTAGGTGCTTCAACGTCCAAGAGATGATAGCCAGACCAGATGAATGCACAGGAGCTACTTGGTGTGCTTGTAGGAAGGTGGAGGACTAAACCAGATGCAAGAGAGAGAAACTAAATGGACTCCTATGAAGGCTTTAGGGAGAGCTAGACAAAAGGTAGATTCACTTGGAATACCTATATTTAGCCCTGACTTAGCTGAAAGAGAAAACTTAAACTTCTCGGAACTAGACAAGTACTCAGATAAAGAACTTGAAGGGTTTTTGACTATGTATGGGGGGTATGAAGCTTTCTTAGAAACTAAAGTAGCTACACTTGAGGCAACTTTGGGAGCCCTAGAAGCATCATTTAATGAGGGTTACTCTACTTCTTTATATCAATTATCAAAACATTATGAAAAGGAAAACAAGAAAAAACCCATAAAAGATGAAATTAGGGGTGAGATTATGTCAAAAAATAAACAATTAGCACAGGTAAAGAAAGATATTATTGAACAAGAAGCAGAGTTACGTATCGTCAAAGGACTTTTAGAAACTTATCGTAAGGCATATGGAACAGTAAGCAGAGTAGTTACTCTAAGAACTAAGGGGGCACAAGATTAGGTATTTAGGATTAGATTGTTCTAGCTTGGCTGTGCATGGAGCTTTGGTAGATGACAAAGAAGAACTCATATCTTTATACAAATGGAATAGTAAAGAAAAAAGTTTTGACTTAAGATTCCCTGATATGATTAAAGGATTTTCGGAAGAATTAAGTACAATAGATAAAGTAGATTTTGCAGCGATTGAAGCAGCTATTTTTATTCAGAATCCTAAAGCAACCATTGCTATAGCTAATGTAGTTGGGGCAGTTTGGGGATTTTTACTAAAAGAAGATATATCTACAACAATTATAGATAACAGAAGATGGAAAAAAATTATTGTTGGTAAAGGTAATGCCAATAAAGATTTTATTAAAAATTTTGCAATAGAAAAGTGGGGCGATAAGTTCCCAGAACAAGATTACGCTGATGCAGCTTGCATAGCGTTATGGAACAAGAGGAGGTTCTAGTATGATAGGAGCAGGTGGATTAACTAAGGTAGTTAGAGGGTTTCAAATGTTCTTTCCGGGGAAGAAGGAAGCACCTAAGAGGGAATACAAAGATAAATTTCCTAAGAAATTACCTACTATAGAAGATGTTAAGAATAAGTATGGTGCAGTTGTTTGGTGTAAATTTGCCAAGTGTGCTAGTAATCAAGAAGTAAAAAACTTACAAAGAACTACTGGGAGTCTACTAAAAAGAAGAAATTATACACCTATTGCAGAACAAGAACATATATGGGCTGGGATATGTACTAGGGGTGAAATAGGAATGCAATTTAATGAAATAAAATTACCACACGGTTCAAAGATAAAAGTTCCTAGTTGTTATACAGCTCATACAGATAAAACAGGATACTGGGACTTTTCTCAATTCTTAAACTCAGATGGAAGCCCATTAGGAGGGAACATAGATTCTCAACATGTATCTGATGATGGATACGGAGCACTAGATAGTAACAACATATACGAGTAATTATGCCAAAACATATACCAGACGAAATAAAACTAAAAGCGATGGAGCTTTTTCTAAAAGGAGATAAGACAGCTAAACAGATAGCTGAAGAAATCTCTACAGCAGAACATAAAGTTGCTCCTCCTACTATTTATATGTGGGCGAAAAAAGAACGATGGGGGGAACAAAAAGCAGTCGCTATAGCTGATAGACAAACTGAATTAGCTGAAACAGAAGGAGAACGATTTGCTAGGCTACAAGCAGCTCAGTTAGATGGGTATACAGAAATAGCAAATAAAGCTACGAGAGAAATGACAAGCTTACATTTTGACCGAGCTTTAGATGCGGCAAGAGCGGCAGACATAGGTATCAAAGGGCAAAGAGAAGTTCTACAAGGTATGATAAATCTTGAGTTTGTACAGGACATAATGAATATTTTAATAGAAGAAATTACAGACCAAGAAACTTTACAGAGAATTGGAGTAAAACTAAAAGCCATAGAGCAAAAACATAGGGATATATAATTATGGCTAAAGATATCATCAGTGTTGAAGGGGCATTTAATATGCTTTCTCAAGGACTTATAGAACAAAAGAAATATGAAGTAGGTTCTTTTAGAGATTTTATAGAAAATATATGGGCTCTTTCATACGATAACCCAGAGTATTTTAAGGCTTGGCATGTAAGTTTACTTGCAGAAGATATTGAAGAATGTTTAGAAACAGGACTAAATTATGTAGGAGTTCTTCCCAGAGGACATTTTAAATCTACAATACTAGGACACGCTTTTAGTGTTTGGAGATTGTTGAAAGCTCCTAGAGATATGTCTATACTTTATCTATCTTATAGTGATGGTATGGCGAAATATCATATTGCTGAAATAAATAAAATAGTTTCTAGAAACCCAATTATTCCAGAATTATTAATAAATAGAAATCCAAAGGCTGACTTCTCAGCTAGATTTTATAAAAATAATAAACCCATGGAAATTATGCACGGGGGTTTGTTTTCTTTCAAACGAGGTATGCACGTCAATGGGGCATTAATTGCTGATGACGTATTGAGAGACCCAGAGAACCCATTGAATATGGGACAAATAACTAAAGTAGAAGACCACTTTATGACAGAGTCTATGTTCATACCATTGAAAGAAGCTCCTGTTATTGTAGTAGGTACTCCTATGATGCCGGGAGATATACTAGCGAAGTTGCAAGAAGACTCTAGATTTAAAGCAAGAGTTTTGCCTGCGTTAGACCCGGTGCCGGGCAGAAGAGTATTAGCTCCTGAAATAATGAGTGAGGATTACTTGTTAGCACAACAGAAGGCTAGACCTAAATCGTTTGCTTCGGAGTTTATGTTGGTACCTCACTTTGCTACAGAGTCTTACTTTAACGAAGAAGATATTGCAAGTTGTGAAGATGAATCTTTAAGGTCTTATCCAGCGACTAAAAAATTTACAGACTGGGAATCAGGTGACCAAATCTTTGGGGGCTTTGATGTAGGGAAAAAGAAACACCCATCTCATTTAGTTATTTTTAGAAAAAGGGGAGAAGCTATAGAACAAATACATCAATCCTTTTTAGAGGGGTGGAGTTACTCTGACCAGATAGAATATTTGAATGAAGTAGCAGATAACTTTGATTTAACTTCAGGGTATGTAGATAACACTAGAGGAGAACTAGAAGACCGTGGATTAGACGCTAGATGGAGGTCTATGAATTTCACAAGAAAAAGTAAAAATACTATGGCTCAAGTCTTTGAAAAATTTGCCTTAGATGGTATATTAAAACTAATCAAAGACGAAAGACAGAAGCAACAGATTTTGTCCGTTAGTAATGAATTAAAGGCACCCGATACCCCAATGGGGCATGGGGATGCTTTTTTCTCTATTGCTATGGCTCTACAAGCAGTTCATGATACAGCATATAAGTTTGTAGATTTAGGGAGTGCTACTGACTGGTTCAATGCCGTCAGTCCGGGGGAAACCCCAGAGAGTAGAAGACAAGGTAGAGAAGAGCTAAAGGGGGGAACCCCTTCGGATACACCTGCTGTTAATCCTTTACAAATGCAGCCAGTCAATCCAAATGTTGTAGCAGAGTCTGCACCAAACCCACAATGTAAGGAAGGGGTTTGTAACCCAACTTTTTGGGTACCTGAACGAGGTCTTTGCATATATTGTGGTTTTAGAAAATAAGAAAAATACAGGAGAATATTAAAATGATACTAAGAAATGAAACCAACCCACGTCTAGAAAACACACCAGTTATTACTGACCAAGCAAACGTTATATTGAATCATAGGTATCTTTTAAAAAACTCTGACAATGAAGTAATAGAAACTCCAGAAGAATTATTTATGAGAGTTGCTAAAGCTGTTGCTGAAATTGATATTGACTATGGTAAGTTGGTAGTTGACGCAAAACTTACTACGAATGATTTTTATTTAATGATGGCAAATTTAGAGTTCATTCCAAACTCTCCAACTCTTATGAATGCAGGAACTGAGCAAGGAACCTTGTCAGCATGTTTTGTACTGCCTTTAGAAGATAGCATGGAAGACATTATGAAAGCAGCTACTGATACTGCAATGGTTCAGAAGTTTGGAGGTGGTACTGGGTTTGCGTTGTCGCATTTAAGACCAAAGGGGGATAAGATACAATCTACTCATGGTGTTGCTTGTGGTCCTATAGAAGTGCTAAAGACACTTTCAAGGGTTTCTTCTATGATTACACAGGGTGGTAAAAGGGATGGTGCTAATATGGCAGTAATGTCTATATATCATCCAGACATATTAGATTTTATTGACTGTAAAAAAGTCGAAGGAGAGATACATAACTTTAATATTTCGGTTGGGGTGGACTCTAACTTTATGAAAGCCGCTGAAAATAACATGGAGTATAACCTTATAAATCCTAAAACTAATGAAATAGCTGGTTCTTTAAATGCCAGAGATGTATTTAACAAAATAGTTGCAGGGGCTTGGAGAAATGGTGAACCCGGAATGATATTCCTAGACCAAGTAAACAAAGATAACCATGTAAAAGAAACTTATGGTGAGATGATTGCAACTAATCCTTGTGGTGAACAACCGTTGCTAGGTAATGAATCATGTAATTTAGGGTCTATAAACTTAGCTAAATTTTATAAGAAAGCTGAAAAAGCCCATGCGTTTGGTTGGAAAGCAGAAATAGATTGGGCTCGGCTTGAATGGGTTACACGGAAAGCAGTACATTTCTTAGATAACGTAATTGACGCAAACAAGTATGCTACTTCTGAGATAGAACAAATGACTAAAGCTACTAGAAAAATAGGGTTAGGAGTTATGGGATTTGCAGACTTGTTAATACAAATGCACATACCATACAACTCTTCAACAGCTAGAGATGTTGGGGCAAAATTAATGTCTAAGATTAAAGAGTGGGCAGATGACGAGTCTAAGGAGTTAGCTAAAGTTAGGGGTACTTTCCCAGCTTGGAGTGATAGCAACTACAACAAAGACACAGAAGCTTATAGAAATCATTGTAGACTAACGGTGGCACCTACAGGCACAATATCAATGATAGCTGATACATCTAGTGGTATTGAGCCTACATTTGCGTTAGCTTGGAAAAAACAAAACATTCTTGAAGGTAAGACACTAAACTACGTAAACAAATATTTTGAAGCAGACGCTAGAAAGCATGGGTTTTATTCTGAAGACTTGATGGATTATTTAGCTGAGGGTGGTTCGCTAGAATCAGTTCCGGACTTATCAGACTGGGTAAAGTCTGTATACGCAACAGCTCCGGAAATATCCCCCGAAGACCATGTGCTAATGCAAGCATCCTTTCAAAAACATTGTGACTCAGGTATTTCTAAAACTATTAACTTTGCTAATTCTGCTACTGTAGAAGATGTAGAAAATGCTTACATGCTTGCTTGGGGAGAAGGTTGTAAGGGAATTACAGTCTATAGAGCTGGCAGTAGAGAGAAGGAAGTTTTAGTAAAAGGTAACAAAGAAAAAGCTGAACAACCTACTTTAGATGGGTTTGAACTGGAAAACCAACTTATAAACGAAGATGTAGCTTTACCAGAACATAATTGTTGTGATAATCCAAATATAATTTTTGAGTCTGGATGTCACACTTGTAAAGTCTGTGGGTGGAGTGCTTGTGTGATTTCTTAGTAAATACGAAAATTATAGTATAATATAAAGATAGAAAAGAATTAGGAGAAGTTTATGGTAATTGGTAATATGTTATCAGATTCAGGACAGCAGTATGTAGCTACCAAAGATGATAAGAATACATGGAGAATATTAGATACTTGGCACGCAGAGTTAAAACAAATGAGTGCCGATGACGATATCCCTGATGACAGCCCAGCAGTAGTAGCTTTATCTGAGGGTCAATTTATTGCCTTAATAAAGGAAGCGGCAAGTGAAGGAGTATTAGAGAATGTTAATATTACTTCTGATGTCGATACAGCTGAGTTAGAACATATAATTGAAACAAAAAATTTAGAAATAGATAGGCTGAGTGCTGAACTTGACAGAGCTAAAAGTGAAAAACAGACTGTTGAAAGAGCAGCGGCTCACTCGGAAGAATTTGAACTAAAGGAGAAAGCTATGGATAACATATTAAAATTAGTATCCATGCAAGATATGACTAAACTAAGCAGGGATTAATAATGAAACTATCCGAATATTTACCACAAGTTCCCCAAATGCAGCAACAAATGGCTGATTTGAACAAACAAATTAGTTTATTAGATGTTATGAAGTCTACTGGGGATACAGGGAATGCCCCAACTATAGGTCTTGACCAAATTGTAAACACTTGGGTTAGACACCAAATGGCATATCGCCAACAGCTTGTACAAGATTTGCAAACTATTGCGATGTCTGTAGAAGAAATAAGGGGTCCATTGTCTCACATTACGGGGGAAGTATTTAGAAGGGGGATTGAAATAGTTCCCAAAATAGAAAACCCCGATTCGGAACAGAAAGAGAGACTTTTGAAATGGCTGAAAGACTGTAACGTTTTTGACCAAAGTATGGAAGAGGTTCTTAGACAATTTCATTTTGACGTGAACTCATTAGACGATGGGTTTTTGTACTTAGCTAAAGAATATAAAGACTCTGGTGATGGGAACGTTACATCTAGACTACAAGAAATTAGAAGACTTAATCCAGCATTAGTAGAATTTGATTTAGACCAAGCTGGGTTACCTAAGAACACACACTTTATATGTCCTATACATCGTGAAGTAATTCAAGAGTCTGGTGGTAAATGTGTAGATGAAGATTGTAATGTAACTCTTCATCCTGCTATGTATAAGTATTATCATCGAAACCAACATATGTATTTTACAGATTCTGAAATTATACACCTCTCTAAATTTTCACCTTCTGAAACATATGGATGGTCACCATTACTTACTATTTTTGAAAAAGCTTTGACGCTAGTAGGTATGGATAAAAATTTATACAGGTACTTTTTTGAAAGAAAAATGCCTGCAAGTATGTTGATGGTTACTACAGATGACCCAGAGAGTCTAAGAAGAGAGCGAGAACATATTGCGGCACAAACACGATTAGACCCAAACTATATACCTATGGTAGCTGTATCTGCTAGAAACCAAAGGGGTAGAGTAGATATGGTTAGACTATTTCATAGCTTACAGGAAATGGATTATTTGCCAGTAAGAGAGGAAGTCAGAGAGCGAGTAGCTGCTATGTGGGGTGTTACTCCTGCTTGGCAGGGTGCCC